AGAAGGTAGTACATATCACATCTATCCGAACACCAACTAAAAACCGATAATATGAATGCAGAGTTCAGATTACGCAGTAATATGCTAAACCCAATACAATTATGAATGCAGAATTCAGAGATATTAGCAAAGAAGCTTTTATCATAGCTTACAAAGAGAATTTTGGCAATATCACCATTGCTTGTGAATCAGCAGGGGTTGGTAGAGGTCAATACAAGGCCTGGTGTGATAAAGATCCTGAGTTTAGGCAAAGATTGGCTGAAATAGAGCCTGAGGAGATTATGCTTGACTTCGGTGAGCATAAGTTGATGGAAAGGATTGCTAAGGGCGATACCTTGGCCACAATGTTCCTCTTAAAAACCAAAGGTAAGCGTAGAGGGTATATTGAAAGGCAAGAGGTTGCTCATGAAGGAGATGTCGTTAAACAGATTACTGTTAATGTCCTAAAGGCTAGTCATGTAGAAGAATTGTCTAATGGCCCTCAGCAGTTGGATGGTGATGAGAATGCTGAGTTAGAAGATACAGGATTTGTAGTTCCAGCTACAGAAGCTGCTAATATCCAAGATATTCCACTTTACGAGTTCGATAAAGAGGTAGAACTACCGAATGAGATGGATATATATGAGGAATAGTGTTTAAATGCCATTTTAAGCGTAGCGGAAAGTGGTGTATATGCTTAAATCTATTTATTGCCACTTTTAAGGCAATTCTAGGGCATATCTGCCTTTGAGTAGTACTATCTATTCAAAAAGGGGTAGAGTGTCTTAAAACGCTTCTAAATGCCCTTTAATTAGATTGCATGAATTTTTCCGAATTATTCATGCAGATTTGCCAAAGTCGGTAGCGTAACTCGGACAATGTCCGAAATAGTGGGATGAATATTTCTAAAATTGTGACATAGTCAGTGGTAATTCGGTTAATTGTTGTAACATTATTAGGGCAGATATGTTACTGATTTATATGATATTGTAACAAGATTTGTTAATTGTTTAAATTGGGTTTGTTATATCTTGTAACATATAAAAGGTAAAAATGTTACAAAATAGGTGCAAATGAATATAAATAAGCGCAAAGTAGTAATAATACTACCCTAATATCAAAAGATGTAAACTCTGCAAGTTTTGATATTACTCAATGGAGTGAGTATTTTTACTCAATGAGCCGTAAATGATTGATAAACGGCTCAAGAATGATTGATAAAGTGCCGTATAAAGCACAAAAGCATATCAGAATGTGCATTTTATGACGCATTATGCACTCATTAGTGTCAAATAATGCACTTTATGGTGTATGTTCCCGACATTGATGTCGGAGAGATATAGGCAACCCCCTACTTTCCTATAAAAACAAAAGGATTAGCTTTGTCTTGAGCAAACCAAAATTTTTAATTTATTTCTATGGAAGTAACCACCAATGTTGTCTTTGAGGTACTAAACAACTCGAAGAAGAGAATCTCTGTTATGCAAGGAGGTACGAGGTCAGGAAAGACTTACAATGTGCTTACCTGGTTTATAGTTAAGCTTTTGCAAGAAAGAGGTAAAACCCTAACAATTTGCCGTTCATCCCTACCAAGCATCAAGGGATCGGTCATGAGAGATTTTATTGAGATACTATCGAAGTATAAACTTTACTCGGAGGAGAAGCACAACAAATCAGAGAACTTATACTTCCTTAATGGTAATACTGTAGAATTTGTATCTACCGACCAACCGCAGAAGATTAGAGGTCGTAAAAGGCACTATCTGTTTATTAACGAGGCAAACGAGGTTAACTACGAATCTTGGATGCAGTTAGCCCTAAGAACTACGGATAAAATCGTACTTGACTATAACCCTTCCGATTATTACTCTTGGATTTACGATAAGGTCATTCCTAGGGAAGATACCGACTTTACTATCACGACTTATAAGGATAATCCTTTTTTAGATAAAACCATTATTGCCGAGATTGAAAGATTAAAGGATGCTGACCACGAATACTGGAGAGTTTATGGATTAGGGGAAAGAGCAATTAGTGAAGCTACGATTTATAGCCATTGGAGAAGAAGAAGGAATTTCCCTGAGGGTGGAGATGTTTTCTACGGACTTGACTTTGGTTATAACAACCAGACTGCCCTTGTAAGATGTAAGAACTTCGATGGTGACATTTATGTTGAGCAACTGATATATGATACCAAGATGTCAACCTCACTCCTAATAGACCGATTAAAGTCTATGGGGCTATCTCGTAGGGATGAGATATTCGCAGATGCTGCCGAACCCAAAACAATAGCTGAGGTAAATAAAGCAGGGTTTAATTTAAAGTCTGCTACTAAAGATGTGTTCGCAGGAATTAATAAGGTTAAATCATTTCCATTGTTTATAAAATCAGAATCTTTAGATTTGTTAGATGAGATTAAAAACTACAAGTGGAAAACGGATCATGATGGCAACACAATGGATGAGCCTGTTAAGTTTCGTGACCACTTGATGGATGCTATGCGTTATGCTATCTACTCAAAATATGCGAAAGCAAAGAGAGGATGGGTGGTTTAGATTGCGAAGCAATGTGGTTTAGACTAAAAATTTGTTACTTTTGTAAAAATATCATATAGTGAAGTTAACGGACATACTAAGTGCGGTTAATCCTTTTAAACAAAAGGCAGCCCCTAGAAAAAATACGAACCTTAATAACCCATTTGGTGATTTTGGTGGTTTAATAGGCGGTAGAACGCTTTACCCAAATTTAGACTATGCCAAGTTCGTACAGGATTACGATAACAATAGCGAAGTCTATTCTATCATAAAGCGTATCTCAAAAACAATCTCTACAGTTCCATTCTATGTTTATAAGGTTAAGAGCAAGAAAGACTTGAACACTTATAAATCTATGATGGCTAACGCATCAAGCGGAGCAGATATTGCTCGTGCGGAGTTAGTAAGGATTAAAGCAGTTGATGAGATTGCTGATAGTCCACTAAACAAATTATTAGAAAGACCGAATCCATACCAATCATTCTCCGAGTTCATCGAGAATATCATTGGCTATAAACTTATTACAGGTAACTCTTACATATGGGCTAATAGATTAGCTAGTGGTAAAGTTGCTGAACTTGTTACTCTCCCATCCCAATATGTCGCTATCATTAGCGATGGTACTATCAATGGGGTTGAAGGCTACTCTTTCACATTAGTTGGGTGGGATCAGTTGGATGCTAAAGATGTAATCCACTTAAAATACTTCAACCCCTACTTCAACACTAATGGACAACAATTATATGGATTATCGCCTTTACAAGCTGCTTACAGAACTGTTCAACGCAGTAACGATGCTAAGGATACCTCTGTAGGTATGTTGCAGAACCAAGGGCCTAAGGGTATCTTGTATGCAGATGAGTCAAATGATTTCGGCCCTGAACAAGCTGGTAAGTTAAAAGAAGATTTCTACAATCAGTACGGAACTAAAACGCAAGGAGGCATTATTCAAAATGCTGGTAAGATTTTAATTGCAGGTGCTAAATTGGGTTGGGTTAACATGGGATTATCTCCTGTTGACCTTCAGTTGTTAGAATCAGAGAAGATTACACTTCGTGAGTTGTGTAATGTGTACGGAGTTAACTCTGCACTATTTAACGATCCTGATAACAAGACTTACAATAACATGAAAGAGGCTAAAAAGGAAATGCTTACTCAAGTAGTACTTCCTGAATTAGTTTTGATTCGTGATGCGTTCAATAGGTTTTTTGAAGGTGAAATCGGTAGCGGATATTATATTGATTTCGATATTACTGTGTTCCCAGAGTTGCAAGAGGATATGAAAGAGTTATCTGCTATCCTTTCTCAATCATGGTGGATTACACCTAACGAAAAAAGACAAGCAATGAGATACGATACTGTTCAAGATGATGTCATGAACGCTATCTACATACCTGCTGGTTACTTACCTATCGATGAGTTAACAATGTTGCAGAATCCAAGAGATGCTCAACAACAAGGAGATTATAATTTGCCTCCTGTAAAATAATATGGATGTCCAAGATATTACAACCTTCTCAGCAATTCAATTTGCAACAAACCATAGCGAGGAAGTCCATCACGGAATTTAGGCCACAAATAGAAAAGGCCTTACAAAGTGATTTTAACAAAGCTGCGGAGTTGGTAAAAGAGATGGGTGTATTCCAACTAGCTAACTATAACAAGACATTTTTCAACCAAGATAAGATTAGCAATATTTTACGAACTTTGTACGAAGGTACTGGTGGCTATACTGCTATGAGGTATCAAAAGATATTTGACAAGTATAAGAAAGCTGAAGATTTTGACCTTGATCCGTTAAACATAATGGATGAGTGGTTAGCGTTTATGTTGTCCTACTGGGTTTCAATTAGTGGCCCAAAAATGTACGGAATACAAAACACAACCGATAACGAGATAGCAAGGATACTAAATAATGTTATTGCTTATGGAAGGGCTAATAACCTTTCTACAAACGAAACAAACGCAATGGCTATTCAGCTTCTTAGAGAAGGGAAGATAAATGTTTCAAGGAGTTTATTAATAGCAAGAACGGAATCTCATCAAGCTTTAAGCACAGGTGCGATTGGGGCAACACAAGGAATTAATATACCTTTGCTAAAACAATGGGTTCACGCTGAATATGTTGGTAGTCCAAGAACTTGGCATCTAGCATTAGATAGGCAAACGAACCCTGATGATGGTGGAGTAAGAATACCTGTGAATCAACCATTCATGGTAAACACTCCTAACTACGGTGTAATTGAAATGCAATATGCACATGATGCAAGTGGTGGAGCAGCTAATAACTGCAACTGCCGATGCTGCACGGTGTATGTCGCTTAAACAAATAAATATGAGTAATTTTTATAACAAGAAGTCGATTGAAGGTTCTCCAATAGACATGGAGGATGGAAGTAGAGTTATTACTATGTACTACTCTGCTTTTGGTAATGTAGATTCCGATGGTGATATAATCACACCAGGAGCATTTACTAAAACATTAAAAGAAAATGGCCCACAAGCCAAAAATAGAATTTGGCATCTAATGAACCACTCTACAGACAAGCCTATTGCTAAGCCATATGAAATGATGGAAGATGCTTATGGTTTAAGAGCAAGTGTTAAGATACCTAATACGACTTTAGGTAATGACTTGTATGAGTTATATAAAGATGGTCATATCACAGAACATAGTATCGGATTTCAGACTATTAAGTCACAACAGAAATCAGGGTACAATGAAATCAATGAAATAAAATTGTTTGAGGGAAGTTCAGTATTGTGGGGTGCAAACGCAAATACACCAACAGTAGGAGTTAAAAGTCAGATTAAGTCAACTCTAGTTGATGAGATGGGTAAAACCATTAAGTCATTGAGAAATGGACACTTTACTGATGAAACTTTTGAGTTGTTAGAACTTAAACTCAAGCAATTACAACAATATCTATCTGAGATGGAAGATGAACCTTCAATCACTCCTGAGCCAACCGCTGAAGAAGCATTGCCAACTGAGGAAGCTGATCCGATGATTTCCGTTGAACTAGAGGTAAACAAATATTTACAATCATTTAAAATTTTCAACTAATGGTAGAAGAAATTAAAAGTGCATTCGAAGGCATTAAATCCGAAGTAAACGGAGCAATCGAAAGTGCGAAGGCTGATAATGCTAGTGCATTAGAAAGCGTAAAGGCTGAATTAGAAGCTACTAAAGCTTCAATTACAGTTGTTAAGGATGAAATAGAAAAATTGGAAGCAAAACAAAATCGTGTTAAAATGAATCAAACAGAAGTAAAAGGGTTTAATGCTACCCTTGCAGAAGCTATCGAACAAAATGGTGATAGCTTAGCGAAATTAGCTCGTGGTGAACAAAAGCGTTCAAGCTTTATCTTGGATACAAAAGCAGTTGGTAATATGACAGAAGCGGTTAACCTTACAGGTGACATCACTCGTCAATATGCTAATCAAGTATATGCTTTACCTAGTCGTAAAGTGCATATGAGAAGTTTATTACCAATCGGTAGTTTATCTCAAGGTTTATTTACTTTCCCTTATGAAAGTGGTGGAGAAGGTGCACCTGCAACTCAAACCCAAGGTTCTGCTAAAGCTCAAGTTGATTTTGATATTACAATGAAAGATGCAGCAGCTCAGTACATCGCTGGTTATGTTCGTATCTCTCGCCAAATGTTAGATGATATACCTGCTATGACTTCTTTCTTACAATCTCGTTTGTTAGAGAAGTATTTAGTTGCTGAAGATGCTCAAATCTTAAGTGGTGATGGTACTGCTCCTAACTTACAAGGTATCCTTCCTGTAGCTACTGCTGCAACTGGTGCTGCTACTGTAGATGTTGAGCAATTAGTTCAAGCTATTGCTCAGTTAGAAACTTCTAACTATTCTGCAACAGGTATTTTAGTTAACCCAACTGATTGGGCTGCTATCATGAATACTAAGAATACTAACTCTGCTTACACTTTACCTGCTTCTACAGTTGTTACAACTGATGGTAGTGTATCTATCGCTGGTATCCCTCTTTACAAATCAACTGCAATCGCAGTAGATAAGTTTGTAGTAGGTGACTGGTCTATGGGTGCTCAAATCATGCAAAATCAAGGTATCTCAGTTCAATTCTCTGAATTTGATTCTGATAACTTTACAAAGAACATGATTACTGTAAGAGTTGAAGCTCGTATCGCTTTACCTATCTATTACGCAGGTGCGTTTATTTATGGTGATTTTGGTAATGTTGCTTAATCTTTAATTAGATTTAC